TTGCTTTGAGACCAATGCCATTCGGTATGCTCGAAGTGATGTTAACATGCGATATGGGGCGCGCAGACTGACGAATGTCAGGAAACCAGAGATCAAGGGGTTGCATCGGCAACTCTGTGACAACCAGCTTAAGTTTATACCTGAACAACATGAGTTCCTTGGGTATCTAGCTGAGAAGTACGCCCCTCATTTTACGTCATACAATGGCGCCGAGGAGGAAATGTACACGCATTATGCTGATCCGCATCAAAAGCGTGCACTTCGTATACAGTCACATGATGAAATGATTGAGGAGGGTGTGTGTTGTCAACACCACCACATGTGGTTGCGTGATGTTTTATGGAAGATTAAGCCTGAAGAATGGGCTAAGTATGGCAAGAAACCGCGTTGCATTTGCGACCTTGGTGTAAGCGCATCCCTTCGTGGATTTATACTGACATCTATACTAAAACATGCACAGAATGATGAACCTATTGAGTATGAGGGAGGGACTTTTGCTTTTTGCAAGTCTCCTGACCCCTTTCAACTGAAACGTCATTTTGAGCTTTTGCGTAACCCCCCCGGTCAATTTTATTTTCTCTATTTTTCTGATGATTCATGTCTGGCTATCAGGGATGAAAACGGAGACGTCCAGTGGTTTAACCTCGACATTTCTTCGTGTGATGCCTCACAAGGCCCTGCATTGTTTAGAGCTCTCATTGACCTCATGCCGACTGACACGTCGCGTCATGACATGAAAATGCTAGTTAAACAGTGTAAAGCTGCGTTGAGAGTCGTGTCTTTCGCTAACCCTGACAATAGGATCAAACTCAAGCCAATTGAGGAGCTTCTTATGTCAGGGAGCACTTTGACTACTGGGATTAACAACCTGGCTAGTGTACTCATTGCATTATCGATTGTCCGGTCTTTTAAAGCCGGTCCAATTGGTGTTGTCAATGTTGGAATGACTAGGGCGGCTGCTGAAGCTGGGTATTTATTAACCGGCTGCACACCACTCAAGTATTTCGAGGATGTCCAATTCCTCAAACATTCCCCTGTTCAAGACGCCAAATGCGAATGGCACCCCATGCTCAACCTCGGTGTTTTATACCGAGCGTCTGGGACATGTCGTGGTAACGTTCCTGGCTCTAAAAACATGTCACTTGCTACACGGTTTACTGATTTCCAACGTAGTTTATTGCAAGGCGCCTATCCCTATCTTTCGTTCGATATACTAAACAACATGCGTGCCACCAGTGGCCCTGGTTTAGTATATAAAGTAGCGGAGTTTGACTGGAAGGTTACCGAAGACGCTGATAAGTATCCACACACTTTCATCCCTCCTGATAGCATCATCAGAAGGTACAGGTTAGAGTGGTTTGAGTATCTCGAGCTCCTGGAGACTGCTAATTACGG